ACACCTTCCGTTCCTTTGTTGGCAGCCTGATCTCCGGCTCCGGCACCGTAGAACTCGTCTACGACCCCGACGCAACTGGCCAGGCTGGCTTCTTGGAAGACGTTCTGACCACTGCTGATGCTGCAGACGCAACCTTTGAGCTGTTCACTACCGGCACAACCTCCGGCTCTGATTCAATCAGCTTCGCTGGAATTATCACTGACATGGAGATTTCTTCTACTGTTGGTGAACTTGTTGTCGTTAGCTGCAACTTTGTGACCAGCGGTGCTATCACCGGCAACCTGGAATAATCAGGTGTATAGTCGGGGCGATTTATTCGCCCCCTAGATGGCAGCCCAAAAGCGAACTGTCGATCTGCTGGTTGAGGCATTTGACCTCAGCCAGCGTCGCAAATTTGTTCTTAAGAATGCAGACGGCAAGCCCGTCGTTGACCTGTATTTCAAGCCGATCACCCGTGCTGATCGCAAGAAGGCCCAGGCCCTTGCTGGCAGTGAAGAAGCGCTAGAGATCAGCACCCAAATGCTGTGCCAGATGGCAGAGCTTGAGGATGGCACCAAAGCCTTCGTCGCTGCTGATGCACCGAAGCTCCAGCGTCAACTGCCTGAGTCTGTGCTCAACGAACTGGAACTGTTCCTCTTCGGTCTTGGCGAAGACACCAGCATGGAAGAAGCAAAAAACGACTGAAGCAGGACAACTGGCTCAATTTTGAGTTCTTCTTGGCCTGCGAGTTAGGCATGACAGTGAGCAAGCTCCGCACGGAATTAACCGACGCGGAGTTTGTTCATTTTGCGGCGTACTATGAGCTAAAGGGCGAGCGCGAAGAACAGGCAATGAATAAGGCAAGGCGCCGCCGATAGACTGCACTCAGTCTTGGGCGTGCTGTGGCAGACGTTGCCATTAGGTTTGAAACGTCGCAGGCCAAGCGTGCGACAAAGGATCTAGCTAGCGATACAAAGAAACTCCAGGAGGCTGTACGCGGTAGCCAGTCAGCCCTTGAGAAACAGGGCCGGGCTGCAGGTGCAGCGGCTGCTGGGACGACGAAGTTTGGGGCCTCGGCCAAGCTGGCGGCCCCTGGTGTTCGTGCGCTTGGTGCTGCAGTCAAGGCAGCGTTAGGCCCTGTCGGCCTGCTCCTGTCGGCTGCGGGTGCAATGACCCAAGCCTTTCAGGTGCTGTCCCAGCAGGATTTTGCAGAGGCCAAGGTTCGATCCTTGGGCGTCAACAGCAAAGAGTTAGTCGGCAGGCTGAAAGGTGTTAGCAACGAGCTGCAGGGACAGGCCAGCGTCGTTGACCTAACCAGTGCGGCCTATGACGTGGCCTCGGCTGGTTTCACCAAGGCGGCCGACGCTGCAGGCATCCTGAAGGCGGCCAGCCAAGGCGCTACTGGTGGCTTCTCTGATATCAACACCGTTGGCGATGCAACCACCTCTGTCTTGAACGCCTACGGCTTGGAGGCTGACAAGGCGGCCAAGCTGGTGGATGGCTTCATTCAGACCCAGAACGACGGCAAGATCGTCATCGGTCAATATGCGGCCAACATCGCAAAGGTGGCCCCTGTCGCTGCTGCCTTAGGTGTTCCTCTCGAAGAGGTGAACGCTGCAGTCGCTCAGATCACCGCAGGGGGCCAAGGCGCAGAGGTCACCTTCACGGCCTTGAAGACGGCTTTCGCTCAGGTCGCTGCTGGCAAGGTCGGCGACGAGTTCAAAAAGCTTGGGGTAGATATCAGCGCCTCGACCCTGAAGTCGGACGGCCTGGCGGGCACGCTTGAGAAGATCAAGAAATCTGGGGCCGATGCTGGTACCGTGATCAAGGCCTTTGGCACTGAGGCCGGGCCGTCGATCTTGGCCCTGCTGAACGACACCGAGAAATTCAACAAGCTTCTAGAGAATCAGAAGAATTCGCAGGGTGCCGCGGCCAAGGCAGCGTTTGAGGCGGCAGACACAATTCAGGGCTCGATCAAGCGACTGCAAACGGCCTTCCAAAACCTGTTCGCCGATGGCTCAGAACTTGGCGTTCTTCTGAAGTCAACGTTTAAGGTCGCGGCCGTCACTGTCGAGTTTCTTGCGGCCGTTGTCAGAAACACGGTGGCGCCTTTCCGGGCAATCATCGCGGCCGTTACCCAGATCGGTGCAGCAATCAGCCAAGCCCTTGGCATGGATGGGGTCAATGTTGCGTTTGAGCTTGAGAAGGCCTACCGAGGTTTCCTCGACACGCTGGGCCAGATCAGCGATTTCATCATTGGCCTTGGCGTCCGCTTCGGCGAGTTCATCGGTGGCATGGTCTCTGGGATTAAGGACGGGGTTGCGAATATCAAACGGACGCTGGTCGATGGCTTCACTGGTGCCTTTAACAAGATCGCCTCTGTTGTCCAAAGCCTCTACAACAAGCTCCCTGGCCCTGTCCGTTTCATCCTTGAAAAAGCGGCCAAGCTAATCAGCGCCGTGGGTGGCGCAGCTCAGCAAGTCGCAGGCCAAGCAATCACCGCTGTTACTGGCTTTGTCGGAACGACGGTAGAGGCTGGCCGAGGATTCTCTGAGGGCGGCGGAACGACCCCGCAACAGCAGGCTGCGAATGGGATTGTCCCAACAGGTGGCGCATTGGGCGGCGGCGCCAATAAAGACGCGGACAAAGAAGCCGAGAAAGCTGAGCGAATCGCACAGGCTTCAGCGGACCGCGTTTTGTCGCTTCAAAATCAGACCCTGCTGGCGTCAGCCCTTAACCAAGAGGAGCGGCAGCAATTTGAGCGGCAAATTCGGATCAATGAGTTGCTGCAAAACAAAAAAGGGCTTACGGATGAGCAGATCAAGGCTGAGTTAGATGCCTTAACGGGCCTTTTCGTTCAGCAAGACGCTACCAAACAGCTTCTTGACGACCAGAAGAAACTAGCGGACCAAGCCAAAAAACGGGCAGACCAGGAAAAGCAGGCTGCGGAAAATCTAAACCGGATTTATCAGGGAATAGGCCAAACCATTACTAACGGCGTTGTTGACGCCATTAAAGGCGCTATTGACGGGACTAAATCACTAGGGGAGGTTGGCATGGGCATCCTCAAGGATATTGCCAACCAAATGCTAAGCTCCGGCATCCAGATGCTTTTGAGTTCAATTACTGGTCCTGCTGGCAGCATCGGCGGATTTCTGGGCAAGATTTTTGGCGGTGGTAAAGCCTCTGGCGGCACAGTCAAAGGCGGGACTTCTTACCTTGTTGGCGAGAAAGGACCAGAGCTGTTTACTCCAGGCAGAACAGGTAGCATTGCCCCGAACAGTTCTTTGGGAGGCGCGAACGTGACCGTTAACGTTGACGCTTCTGGCACTACCGCCGAAGGTGATGAGGAAAGATCCAAGCAGCTTGGTCAGGCATTAGGAGCAGCCGTACAAGCTGAGCTAATTAAGCAACAACGACCCGGAGGGCTTCTGGCACGCTAATGGCTACTTTCCCATCAATCCAGCCGACATACGGCGTACAAAAGACCAGTCAACCTCGCTACAAGAAGGTTCAATTTGCCGATGGATATGAGCAAAGGATCGCTTTTGGGCTGCTAACAAATCCCAAAACCTATAGTCTGACGTTTGTAGTGTCAGAGTCACAGGCTGACACGATCGAAACTTTTCTTGATGCAAGAGCTGCTGACCAGGCGTCGTTCACCTTTACGCCTCCCGGTGAATCGACAAGTGGCAAGTATGTGTGCGATAACTGGACCAAGAGCATCCCTTATCTAAACAGGGCGACAATTTCTGCAACCTTCCGTCAAGTATTTGAGCCCTGATGACGACTCCAATCTCAGAGCTGCAAAGCGCAAATCCAAGCGCAATCATTGAACTGTTCGAGCTTGAGCTAAACCAAGCGCAGCATGGTGCGACAACCGTTTATCGGTTTCATGCTGGAACCAATGAATCAAGCACGAACATCGTGTTTGGCGGGAACACTTACACGCGACTCCCTGTTGAGGCTGACGGTTTTGAATACACAGGAAACGGTCAGATTCCAAGACCTACCATCAGGATCGCAAACATTGAAGGCACGATTAGCGCAATTTTGGCGCAGCTGCCTAACGGTTTGGAAGGCGCTAAGGTTACGCGATTGCGGACAATGGCGAGATACTTGGACGATGTGAACTTTGACGGAGGCACTAATCCGTATGGCACGCCAGATAGCACTGCCCTGCTGCCTTCTGAGATTTACATCGTCAACCAAAAAAAAGCAGAAACGCGGCAGTTAGTTGAATATGAGTTAGCCGCTTCTTTTGACCTGCAAAACGTTCGGGTTCCTAAGCGGCAAACAATTAGAAACGCCTGTCAATGGAAATATCGTACATACAACGGCAGCAGTTTTGATTACACCCATGTGGATTGCCCGTACCAAGGCAGCATCTATTACAAAGCGGATGACACTGTCACTACGGATCCGGCTCAAGATCAATGCGGCAAGCGTCTTGATAGCTGCAAGCTGCGTTTTGGCTATTTAGAACTGACTGGCGACGTTACGAAAGGAAGCACAACCTTTAGTGTTGATTCAGGTCAAACGGCTGAGCTAGCAAAGCTGGACCCTTCGGCATCGCCAGAGATTACAGGCTTTGGCATCCCCGCCAACACTACGGTTACAGCCAAAACCGCCACAACGCTAACAATGTCGGCGGCTGCCACTGGAACATCAACCGTAACCCTCAATGGCACAATCACAGCCAATGGGCTTGCGATAAAGATGATCAGCAATGCCACCACTGCGGGAATTGAGGCAGGAATGGTAATAAGTGGAGCGATGGTGCCTGCCGGAACGCGAGTTTCTAAAGTCAGCGGCAGGATTGTTTACTTAAACATTGATTTTAACGCAGACGTTTTGACTCAGGTTTATCCAGCAACCGCCGGGGAGGAAGAGGTTGGCACTTACACGGAGCAAGGTCGATTTTTAAGCATTGGCAATCACAGCACTGTGGCGGTTAAAGATTTTGTGATTGGCGATGATATTTATGAAGGGACAAAGGTACAGCAAAAGAAAAGCAGCCCAACACGGATACGCCTGACTAAGCCGCAGGGATTGGCAGATGGTGAACAGACTAGCTATGCGATTTATGAAAAAGCAACGCGAAGCCAGGCTTCTTACACCTTTACAGCTCCAGACCTTTTTTCGATTAAGCCGCAAAGCGGTCTACCATTTGGGTCGTTCCCCGGCGTAGGTCAGTTCAAATGATGTGGCGTAAATCGGCTTTGCAGCACGCAGTTGAAGCTATGCCGAGCGAAAGCTGTGGTCTTGTCATCGTCAAACGAGGCAGGCAGGTTTACTGGCCTTGTCAAAATCTTGCTGGAGCGGATGACGGCGAGTTTGTTATTGACCCTGAAGACTGGGCTGCAGCAGAAGATGAAGGGGAAGTCATTGCGATTGTTCACAGTCACCCGAGTGGGGACCTAGAACCAAGCCAACAGGACAAGCAAGCGTGTTTAAGCAGTGCGCTGCCCTGGTGGATTGTTGAACCAAAGACGGGACAGTGGCACCAGATGAAGCCTGGCGTTGTAAGTCAAACGCTGCTGGGACGTGAATGGGTTTGGGGCGAAACGGATTGCTGGACACTGGTGCGTGACTGGTATGCACAACAAGGAATTGACTTGCCTGATTGGGAGCGACCTGAAACGCCTGAAGAGTTTGAGGATCAGCCCTTGTTCGATTCGCTTTGGCAAGAAGCTGGCTTCCGCGAGCTTGCTGCCGACGAGCCTCTCCAGGTAGGCGATGCGCTTTTGTTTGGGAAAGCTGGGGTGTTGGATCATGTAGGCGTATTAGTCGAGCCCCAAATGGTTTTGCACCATTTGAAAAACAAGCTGAGCAGCCGTGACTTGTACGGCAAGGCTCTAATAGAATTGACGGGACGGAGGCTGCGCCATGCTTCGCAGGATTAAGCTATATGGTCGCCTTGCCAAATTTATTGGCAAACGTGTCCTTTATGCAGATGTAAGTAGCGCGGCTGAGGCGGTTCGATTTTTAGTTGCTAACTGGCCTGAAGTGCGGGAGCACATGGCAGACCAGTATTACAGGGTATTTGTCGGCAAGCGAAACATCACGCAAGAGGAGTTGCACGTTGGCGCTGGCGACCATGACATCAGAATTGTTCCAGTTGTAGCTGGCGCTGGTGGTGGGAAAACTGGCGGGATTTTGGGCATCGTAATTGGCGTCGCTTTGATTGCGGCATCAATTTTTATTCCTGGTTCGGCATTGATTTGGGGAACGCAGTTTGGAGCGCTGTCCTTAGGTGTCGGAGTTGTTGGTGGCGCAATGGTCCTTTTGGGAACTGCATCGCTTTTAAGTCCAACGCCGCAATTAGGCGGGGGGTTGTTTGCCGGCTCTCCTTCGTCAGACGGTGGGGGCTCAAGCATGAGCGACAAGAAAAAGCGAGGAGACGTTGCGTCCCAGAATTTCAACGGCATTGCGAACGTGACGAGATCCGGTCTGCCGATTAGCTTGATTTATGGGGAAGTGGCTACGGGCACACTCGTGGTTTCCTCTGGCATTGACGTTGACGACAAGAAAAAGAAAAGCTAATGGCACGGCTCCAAAACACCTCAAGCCTTGAGATCATCGACGTTCTCGGTGAAGGCGAGATTCAAGGTTTTGCAACGCCGCACAAGGAAGGCGTGACCAATCTTGGTCAGATTGCGGGTCTTGGATTAAAGGATCTATTTGTCAATGACACCCCTGTCGTGCAGGCTTCGGCCATAGTGTTAGCAGGCACCTATGAGCAAGAGGACAACGATGGAGCGCGTACTGGAACGTACACAGCAAACGAGGATGAGATTGTTGTTACAATCGCAGACCACGGCAAAGAGATTGACGACAAAGTAAGGCTGACATTTACAAGCGGTGATGCAGTAGATGGTACTTACAAAATTGATTTCATTGATGTTGATGGAGACGGCGTAGCTGATACTGACGTTTTTTCTGTTCCAAACATTTCAGGCGAGACGGGAACAAGTAGCACGACTTCAGGCAATGTCAGCATGAAAGTTCCGGCTGATGTTATTACTGTTACGACAATTGGAAGCCATGGCTTTAATGAAGGCGACAACGTGTTTTTAGCGATTGGTTCAGGCACAGCCGAGAGTGGCACTGTTAAAGTTAAAGAAGTTGTGTCAACTACTCAGTTCAAGGCTGATGCAACAAATGAGCAGGCAACCTCAGGTGCTGTCGGCGTCATTGATGCTTCAAAGGTTAATTACGACACGCCCGAAGTTCGCCTACTGACTGGAACGGCAAGTCAGGAAGCTATTATAGGTTTTGACACTATTGAGTCGGAAATAGCCGTAGGCGTCGAGGTACTTAAATCGGTCCCAATCACAAGGACGATTGTGGACCCTGGTGCCGACTTTGTGCGCCTTACATTTGTAACCCCGGCCTTGCAATCATTCGCAGATAATGGCGACATAAATGGATCGCGTTTTAGGTTGCAGGTAGAAACTACTGACGCCACTGGGACGACCGAAGTCGAGATTGATCGGACAATTAGAGGTAAAGCAATCAAGCCATATTCATTTGACTTTCGACTTGACTTGCGTCAAAAGAAGTTACCAGTTGACATTCGCGTCTCACGGCTAACTAAAGATGCAACTTCTTCTAGAACCCAAAACGCATTTCAATGGTCAAGTTATGTCGTCATCAAAGACACTCGGCTGAGGTATCCGCATACCGCTTATGGCGCGTTGCGCCTTTCTGCAGAAGAGTTTCAAAGCATACCTGAACGGGCTTACAGGATTCGCGGGCGCAAAATTTCCATCCCCAGTAATGCAACAGTTGATGTCGCCACTGGAGCGTTGATCTACAGCGGCACCTGGGACGGCACGTTCAAAGCAGGAAAGGAATGGTGCAGTGATCCTGCTTGGGTGCTTTGGGACTTGCTTACCGATTATCGAGCAGGTTTAGGGAATCACCTAGATGCCACCCAGCTTGACAAGTACGCATTTTTTGCCGCGAGCAAATTTTGCTCAGCTCAAGACACTTACACCGTTGATGGGCGCTCTGGAACGACTAATGACTACGCGCCGTTGACAGGCAAGCATGGTCTTCCGACTGGTCTATATGACAGCAGCGGGAACATGACTTATGAGCCCCGTTTTTCGTGCAACATCGCCATGCAGAACATGCGCGAGGCGTACAACGTAATCAACGACCTATGCTCCGTTTTTAGGGCCATGCCGTATTTGTCGGCAGGCTCTGTCACCATTTCTCAGGATTCGCCAAAGGATCCGTCTTATCTGTTCAGCCTGGCGAACGTTACTGACGATGGGTTTAGCTATAGCTCATCTAGCCAGAAAACCCAGCCAAGCGTTGTGCTCGTTAGCTATCAAAATCTGACGACAAGGCGAGAGGAGTATGAGCAAGTCGAAGATCCGGACATGATTGCCCGTCGCGGTCTAGTTACAGAGGAAGTTCACGCAGTCGGCTGTATAAGCCAAAGCCAAGCAAGGCGAGTTGGTGAGTGGTTTCTCTACACGAGCACGCAAGAAGTTGAAACGTGCGCTTTTACTACCAGTCTTGAGGCTGGAGCGGTTGTTCGACCTGGCGACATTATCAACATCAGTGATCCGGTTAAGGCTGGTGGTCGTTTTGCTGGACGCATTGCATCCGCAACAACAAGCGTCATCACGGTGGACAATGCAGACGGCTTGCCTACTTCTGGCGGCAGCTTGTCAGTAATCCTTTCTGATGGGTCGGTTGAAACTAAAACCGTAAGTTCGCGTTCTGGAGTGGATATCACTGTCAGCTCAGTATTTTCGTCAGCGCCTAACGCCAATAGCGTATGGCTTTACACGACTTCTAGTGTGTCTCCAACGACGTGGCGGGTGTTGAGCGTCACGGAAAGTGATGCCACCACTTACGAAATCAAAGCTTTATCGCATGACTCAAACAAATATGCCTACGTCGAGCGGGAGCAACAACTGCAAGCTAAAAGCACAACTCTGCTCAACGAGCCACCAGGCACACCACAAGATCTGGAAATCACGGAAGACCTTTACGCGATTCAAAATAACGTTTTCTCGAAAATTGTTGTTTCGTGGGAAAGCGTTGACAAAGCCAAAACCTATATCATTAGCTACTCAAGAAGCGATGACAATGCATACGAAATTGAGGTATCAGGGACCACAGGAGAAATCCTGGACACATCGCCAGGCATTTATGACATCGAGGTTTATGCAGTTACTGGGACAGGTTTGCGTTCAAACGTTCCAGCAATCGCAGAGTTTGAAGCGCTAGGCAAAACCGCTAAACCTGCAACTGTTACGGGCTTTACAGCAACTGTGGACCCAAATAACGGCGTGGTGTTGAGCTGGGACGCTGTTGCAGATTTGGACTTGCAGGGTTATGAAGTTTGGGAAGGCGGCTGGCAAACGGGTACAAAAATCGGCTTGTTTTCTACGACAGAACACAAAATCAACAAGGTTCCGACAGGTACGACAAATTGGTATATCCGAGCGCTTGATACTTCTGGTTCATATTCAGAATCATCAGCCGAAGCTGGCATTTCAATCGGCAGCCTGCCTGCACCGACTGGCTTAAATACATCGTTTGCCGGAGCAAACTTAAAGATTGGCTGGAACGATGTGATTCCGCAAGAGGGATCCACTCAGTTGGCGACCAGCTATTACGACATCAGGCTTGGTGCTGCGAACACAAATGCTTCCGATTACGAAAGCCTTGCGAGCCTTGGTCATGCCTATACCACTGGCTTCTTGGTCCCAGTTAATTTTGCCAATAACACAATCAAGTTCTACGTTCGAGCGGTAGACATCAAGGGAAATCCGGGGAATGTCGCCGCAATCGGTCCCATTGCAGTCACTCACCCCAAGGCACCTGCCACCTTGATTGCAACCGTTGTAGATAACAACGTCAAGTTGGCGTGGACAGAGCAGGATCCTGTTGGATCATTGCCGATTGATGCCTATGAGATCCGCAAGGGTGCCAGCTTTAGTTCAGCCGCTGTCATCGGCACAAAGAAGGGGCTGTTTACGACAATTATTGAAACCGTTGCTGGGACGTTCACCTATCACGTTGTCGGCATTGATTCAGCGGGCAACTATGGAACGTCGAAAAGCGTGCAGGTTGAAGTCAAAGCACCGCCTGACTACACAACCTTTGCAGACATCAACAGCGATTTCACCGCAGCAACACTGACCAACGCGGTTTTGTCTGATGGTGCTATCTATGCCATGGTCAACACGACCGAAACATGGGAGGAGCATTTCAATGTGAACAACAGCTTCGCAACGCTTCAGGCTGCTGTTACTGCCGTCGGATCACCTGATCGCTATTTGCTGCCTTCGCAATCAACAGGCAGTTACGAAGAGGAGTTTGATATGGGCGCTCTGATTACTGGAACGGCAACGTTCCTGCGAACTCAGGAGGCGCTTCGGGACACGACAACTGTGACCCCGACAATTAGCTTTAAGCAAAACGCAGGCGACTCCTACGCGGCTGGCGATACATTTTCTGGAACTGAGTCGAAGTTCTTCGCAAACTTCCGCTACGTCAAAATCAAGTATGACTACACAGGCTTAGGTAATGATGACTTGATCGTCATGACGGCTCTAAATCTGAAGGTTGACAGCAAAATCAAGAGCGAAAGCGGCAGTGGCACGGCAGCGGCTTCGGATACCAATGGAACCGAAGTCACTTTGTCTCAAACATTTGTCAACATTGACAGCGTGACCGTGACGCCAACAGGCAACACAGCAGTCCTTGCGACAGTGGACGACGTTCAGGTCGGTTCGTTCAAGGTGCTTCTGTTCAACACCAGTGGCACTAGAGTTAATGGGGA